AGAAGGTGATAACATGAGCTTAAAAGAAGAACTACTGAGTATAAAAACATATGAGGAATATGAACCTCAGCGAGAAAAATTTCGTAATGTTGTAAGAGATAAGGAAGTTATGGATCATTTAAACAAGTTGTACGGAAAAGGATACGTGGGTGGAAATATCGAGCATGGTTTAATAGAAGAAGTTTACAAAACTCCACCAGGGAAAGGAAAACGTCTTATTGGAAGATAACACCACCGGCCAGCAAACCGGTGGTATTTTTGTACCCATTTTTAAGGAGAAAGGACAATGAAGAAGAAAATAGCAGCTTTTTTTATGGTAGCGAGTGTAGCAAGTTGCATGTCTGGCTGTTCAACGGCATCTACAGTGAATCACAATTTATCGAAAGATGCGAATGAATTTAATGTTTATCGCAGAATTACGGTTACAAACGCGAGAACAGATACCATCATGCTTCAGGCAGAAGGGTATATGGCACTTAGTAATAACAGCTCAAATGAATTAGTAGTAACGATCAAAACAGGAGCGGACCAGTATTATAAGGATTATATTTATCTGAATGACTGGACCTGCTATGTGATGGAGCAGACGGAGCCGAAAGGAACGGATAAGTATCATTATGAGCTGGTATTTTATCCTGAAAGGCTGATTCCAGATGTTGAAATTAAATAAATCCGTTGCGACGTCGCAACAGACAGGGAGGTGATCACAATGGGGAATCTTCAGATGGATCAGACAGCACCGGTGCAGCCATCACTACCGCAAGCACTGGAGCCGGGATTCCGGTCCGTATGGCGGCTATGTGCTGCGGTGTACTAAATGTAATAAAATCGAGCAGTAAGCACGCAGGAATGCGTGTTATTTTTATGCCCTGCCATAAGGCGTAAAACTGGGCCTACTCTACCGGGAGTATAACCGGACGATCCCAATACCCGGAGAGCGGGAATAAAAATCTATGGAGGTAGATACGATGGAATGGTTAAAAGCAATTTTGGAAAAGGCAGTGATTACGGATGGAAAGCTGGATGTTGAGGCAACCATGAAAACCATCAATGCTGAGTTCCCGAAGCATGCAGTACCGAAGCAGGACTACAATGACAAGGTGAAAGAGCTGAACACAGCCAATGACACGATCAAGGATCTGAAAAAGAACAACACAGACAATGAAGATCTTCAGAAGAAAGTCAAGGACTACGAGGCAGAAGTTGCAGGGCTCAAAACAGCGGCGGAAAATGCCAAGAGAGAATATGTCCTGAAGGACAAGCTTAAAGAAGCTGGTGCTACGGATGTAGATTACATCATTTATAAGCAGGGTGGTCTGGATAAATTTACATTTGACCAGGATGGCAAGGTCATCGGATTGGATGACGTTCTCAAACCGATGAGAGAAGCTTCACCGCACCTGTTTAAGAATACTGGCGGGACCGGTGGCTATAATCCTGCAGGAGGCGGAAATCCTCCAGGAAATAATCCGTTTGCAAAGGAAACCTATAACCTTACAGAACAGGGACGCCTGTTCAAACAGAATCTGGAGCAGGCCAGACAGCTGGCAGCTGCGGCCGGAGTAAAACTTTAAGAAAGAGAGGAATTTTAAATGGCAGGAACAACCTTACAGGACGTAATCGTCCCGGAACTTTTTAACCCTTATGTAATCAATCGAACAATGGAGCTGTCCGCACTGGTACAGAGTGGTATCATTGCAAATAACTCAGAGTTCGATGCTTTGGCATCCCAGGCGGCGCCGACCGTTAACATGCCGTTCTTTGAGGACCTGACTGGCGAATCTGAGCAGGTGATTGAGGGAACAGATCTTGAAGATAACAAGATCACATCAAATAAGGACGTGGCTACAATTCTTCGCCGTGCGAAAATGTGGTCCGCGACTGATCTGTCTGCAGCACTTGCTGGCACTGATCCAATGATGGCGATTGGTACTCTGGTGGCAAGATTCTGGGAGCGCGATATGCAGAAAGAGCTTATCTCAATCCTGAATGGTGTATTTGGAACAATCCCGGCGGGCACTGAAGGGACTCCGCCGGCAGAGACCAGGCTTGAAAGCAACATTCTGGACATTTCCGGATTAAGCGGAGCGAAAGCGAACTGGTCCGGAGCTGCGTTTATTGATGCGGAGCAGAAGCTGGGTGATGCGAAAGCGCAGCTGACTGGCATCTGTATGCATTCTGCGACGGAGGCGTATCTGAAAAAACAGAACCTGATCCAGACTGTGCAGCCGTCCAATGATGTGGCATTTGGAACTTATCAGGGAAAGCGTGTTATCGTTGATGATGGCTGTCCGGTATCTGACGGTACCTACACGACATATCTCTTCGGTAACGGTGCTTTAGCTCTTGGAAATGGTCATCCTGTTGGATTCGTACCGACTGAGACAGACCGTGCCAAGAGAAAAGGTTCCGGCGTGGACTACCTGATTAACCGCAAGACTATGATCCTCCATCCGCGTGGAATTGCATTTACCAATGCCTCTGTTGCGAAGACAGAAGGACCGTCCAGGCTGGAACTGGCCAAACCGGAAAACTGGAATCCGGTTTACGAGCCGAAACAGATTCGCATCGTGGCATTCAAGCACAAACTGGGATAAGGAGGCTGGGCATGACAGTATCGGAGATGCAGGAAAAAGTGAAGAGCAATCTGGATCTAAAGGATGGCACGAGAGATCTTCTCATCTCCGATGTCATCCTGGATGTTTGTGATTACTGCAATCTGAATCTGGAGTGTATTCCGGATATCCTGGAGCCGGTCATCCGGAAGAAGCTCAAAGGCATCATTGACTATGAGGCCGCTAATGGAACCGGTTACCAGCCGGAGGTAAAAAGCATCAAGGAAGGCAATGGAACAATTGAATGGGCGCAGACGGAGGGAAACACCAGGGCGAGCATCTATGGCCTGTCTGAGGCTGATAAGAAGGCTCTGCGCCGGCATAGGAGGCTGAGAGGATATGTACAACCCATATGCGAGAATGTATGATGCCCGGATGGATGTATATCGGTGGCAGGATGTTGAAGAGAACAATATCACGAAGCAAAAGAAGGTGTCGACCGCGTCCGGTCGGCCGTGCCGCTACAGTTCTTCCGGACAGGCTGCCATCGGCGCACCGAATCCATCTATTCAGAACAGTCACACGCTGTTCTGTGGGATAGAGGAGGACATCCAGGAAGGCGACTGCCTGGTCATTACGCTGCGGACCGGTAAGAAAGTGGAAGTTGCCCTTGGCGAGTGCCATCCGTACACATACCAGTGGGAGTGTGAGGTTAAGAGGGATGATAACGCATGAGTAATTACAGTGACAATAAGAAGGCTATTGATGAGTTCCGAAAGGAGCTGCGGGCGATGCTGGGGGATATCGGTAAGATTGATGTCAAGGTGCTTAATCAGGCGATTAATGAGGGAGTAGCTTTTGCGAAGCGTCATACACCTGTGGGTGTTCATCCGAACCCCGTTACATTTACCGTAAAGCGCGGACCAGACGCAGGAAGAATAGTGAGTTTTTCGGTCAGTAATCCTGGCGTGGGTGGTTTTCTGCGCAAGAGCTGGCATAAAAAGCGAACGAAAAAAAGTAGCGCTGGCGCTGAATGTGAGCTGGTCAATACTGCTGAATATGCTTCCTACTGGAACGATGGACATAACATCAAGAACTCAAAGAATGGCCCGTCGAAGGGCTTTCAGAAAGGAACCTATGTTCTTGAAAAAACGGGAGATTACATTGAGGGAAGGCTTGCCACACTGTTTGAAAAAGAGGTGAAGGCGGTGCAGAATGAACATAATAAGTAAGCTTTATGAGAATATCGCCGCAGGACTCAAGAAAATTAAGACCTGTACTATTTATCAGGAAGATGTGCCGCAGAACTTCAAGCCGCCATGCTTCATGGTCACTTTCTACGACCAGAACCCTACCAGAGGCATCAATGGCCGGCTGAAAAACACCGTCCGGGTGGATGTGTTGTACTTCCCGGAGGATGAGAGGAATTACAACACAGAGTGCTGGGCGCTCTCGCAGGACCTTATAAGGGAACTGCAGGTTGAAGATTTCAGAATCAAGAACAGGAACTCGAAAATCACGGACAAGGTACTGCATTTCATGTTCGATGTGGATTACCGGGAGTACCGGAACACAGCAGAGACCAAGATGCAGGAATTGTCCCAGAATACAGAATTAAAGGAGGAATAACATGGCAGGGACATGGGAATCCCAGAACAAAGTGCTTCCGGGGGCCTATCTCAATATCCGGACGAATGAACCGCTTTCCATCACTCCGGGGGACCGGGGAACGGTAGTCATTCTGCAGGAACTGAGCGTAGGTGATGACGGCAGCATGTACACTATTACAGCTACCGAAAATAACTGGCCGGAGGAGATTACATCTGCGGATAAGAAACTGGCAACGGAGGCGCTGAAGAATGCAAAAACGGTACTGGTTTATAAGCTTCCGGAAGCTCATACGTCCGATGATGTGGGTGGACTTCTGGAACGGTTAAAAACCTTGAAATTCAACGTGTTGTGCTACCCGTATGATAGAAGCACGGAAACCGCAGCAAAGGCTGCTATCGCGGCTTGGATTAAAGCTATGCGTGAGGAAGAGGGTGTGAAGTGTCAGGCGGTACTTGCGAATCATGTGGCTGATGATGAGGGTATCATCAATGTGGCACAGGGAGTTGTACTTACCGGTGGAATTACTCTTACCGCAGCAGAGACCACCGCATGGGTAGCCGGTGCGACTGCCGGTGCCGGCATCACTACGTCAAACACCGGAAAGAAGTATGTCGGCGCGATCGATGTGAGTCCGAGAATGACCAAGACAGAGACGGAAACGGCGGTCAAAGCTGGTAAGTTCATCTTCAAAGTGGATTCAGCCCAGAATGTGACCGTAGTCTATGACATCAACTCCCTGACCACGACAACCGTAGATAAGGGCAAGATGTTTACCAAGAACCGCGTGGTCCGCACAATCGACAACATCGCCAATGATATGACCAGCATCTTTGAGAGCAATTATGTCGGAAAAGTCAATAACAATGCGGATGGCAGATCGCTCCTGAAAGCAGCGTTGGTGGATTATTTCACCACGCTCCAGAATATGGGGGCAATCCAGAACTTCGAGACAGAGGATGTCACGATTACGGCTGGCGTCGATTCTGACGCTGTCGTAGTAGATGCGGCAATCCAGCCGGTTGACAGCGTGGAGAAGATCTACATCACCGTGAATCTTTCATAAGGAGGCAATATGGCAGGAAATAACTATACAAAAATCAGCGATCTGGTGACCGGAAGCGATGGTAGCGCTTACCTCACTGTGGATGGTCAGAACCGGTATTTCTTTGAACTGTCTAAGGTAGATGCTAGCATTGAATTTACAGTGATCTCAAAGAAGCTGTTCGGTCACCGGATGAAGCAGCATAAGGTTGTCGGAGCAGAGGGCAAGGGCTCTGTCGCTATGTACAATGTGAGCCCGGCAACGCTGGCAATTTACCAGAAATACATCAAAGAGGGGAAGGTCCCGCAGATCAGCATCCAGACGACCAATGAGGATGAGGGGTCCACCATCGGCCGCAGAACAGTGGTGATGCGGAATGTCATCCTGGTGAAAGTCCCGGTGGCATATCTGGAAGACGGCAGCGAGGATTTGAACACTACAGAGAGTGATTTCACATTTGATGATGTGGATGAACTGGAGAGTTATACTTTTCCGGAGAACATGAGGTAGGAGAGGTGTCGCAGCCTCCTCTTTTATTTTGGAAGGAGATAAGAGAATATGAGTAGTTTAAGCGCATTTCTTCATCCTGAGCAGACAGCGAATAAAGAAGTGTATGTATCTGAACGGTTTAAAGAGGGAGGCAAGACGGTCCCGTTTGTAATCCGTCCGGTGACGCAGGAAGAGAATGAAGAGCTGGTCAAGAAGCACACAAGGCGCGATAAGAAGGGAAATGAAACTTTTGACAGAATTGCATACGGAAGAGAGATGACTGCAATCGCTGTAGTGGAGCCGGACCTTAATAACGCAGAGCTGCAGAAAGCCTATGGCGTTCTTGGTGCCCCGAAACTTCTGAATAAGCTGCTGTATGTCGGAGAGTATGCAGCTCTCCTGCAGGAGGTACAGGAACTGTCCGGATTGGACAAAGATATCAATGAGGATATCGGCGAGGCAAAAAACTGATTGAGCAGGGCGATGCCGAGCTGAATTATGCTCACTACGCCCTGCAGAAATTACACATACTTCCTTCGACCTTAGAATCAATGAGCAAGAAGGAGAAAGCGATAGTATATGCCAGTATTGATTTGAGAATTCAGGAAGAAAAAAGGCAGGAAACAAAGCTGAAAATGAAGAGGGGGTGACACGGTGCCGACGTTAAGTGCAATGTTTAAACTGTACGATAATTATAGCTCAACGGTGAAGAAGATTATTGAGAATTCAGACAAAGCTGCAAGAACGGTTCTCGGCGCCAGTAAGAAGACAGATGATTATAATGAGTCTTTGAAGCGCACCAGCACTGCAGCCAACGCCGCAAGCGGCGGCCTTGCACGCCTGATCGGGACAGTCGTAAGCCTTGCAGCAGTAAAAAAGGGCATGGACATGACGGATATTTACACCAACACAAATGCTCGTTTATCCATGATTACAGAAAATCTGGAGGAACAGAAGGCATTACAGAACGATGTTTTTGCAGCAGCAAATAGGGCGAGGGGCAGTTATGTTGATATGGCGAACGCAGCGGCGAAAATGAGAATGCTGGCAGGTGACAGCTTTGGCAGTAATCAGGAGGCACTTGGATTTACGGAGCTTCTCCAGAAG